TGTCGGCCTGGTCGATGCTCAATCCACTGACGTCGTCGGTGGGGTTGGGATGCCGGACCACGAACGTTAGGTCACGGCTTGGGAAGATTTGGTACGCCTTCATGGACTCGCTGGCCGATCCGGCGTAGATGACCTCCGCCCACATAGAAATATCTACGGTAGCACTCACCGTCGGCTGGCCGTAATCGTCCTGCGTCATCGTCTCAGCGCGATGCGTAATGGCGCGGTCCCGTCTTCCTGCGTTCTTCATGGCTGATGAAAAAAGCGAAAGCTGTTGAGCAAGGCGTCAGTGCCCAGCTTAATGCGAGTGCTTACAGCACCAGTCACCTCATCAGTGCGCATATCGTAGAGGTGGCCCACAATTAGTTTCATGGCGGAGATGATAGGTGCCGGGATGTTTACTGGTGCATACCCGACAGTAAACTCGATACGAACAGGCGTCAAGTTGTAGTCCTCCAAACTGGGCACATCGCGGAAGCTAATGACACTAGGTTCTCGGTTGATGTCATAGTACACTTTGCTACTGGTGAACGTCTGCTCGGTACCGCTGCTGTCGTCGTACTTCACGTCACCGATCGCGGAGATCGGGCCTACCGGAAATGTAGCCGAATACCAAGAACGCAGATATCCGGTGGCCAGATATGATCCGAGGAAGACGTTGCAATAATTTTCTACGTAACTGATGGCCGCCTGACGCGCCGCCTCAATCAAAGTGTCTTCGAGTGAATGCGTAACCCGCAGGTGCTTTTTAAGCTCTGTGGTAGTGATAATCTGCTCCGCAAGTGACGTCGAGCTGACGTCAGTTTGCAAAGCGCCCAGTGTGACTTGCATGGCCTAAAAATAAGAAAGCCCAGCGCGACGGCCGGGCTTTCTCGTTGATGATTAAACTGCTATTAGTCGTTGGTAACAGCCTCGTGCGTGGCCAGCGCTCCAGCTTGACGAATGTCAAAGTCGTAGAAGCGGTTCACGTGAAGGTTGATTTGACCCGTCCCGGCCGAACTATATGGGTCTACCAGCAAATCCAGACCGCCGAAGAACGCCATAATGCAGCCTTGACCGAAGTTTCCGAAAATAAGATACTCTCTGTTCGCCTCGTTGATGTGCGGCGTGGCAAAGTAGCGATACTCACCAAGCAGCGTCGTAATGCTGCTTACGGCTGCAGCCTGACGCAACAGCTTGTGAGCCGTGGTGGTGTCAGCAACGAGGCTCACATTCGACAAGTCGCCGCCGTTATTGGCTACAGCTTGTTCCAATGCAAACACCGTGTCGGCTTGGTTACTGGTGGTCAGGTCCGCCGTGGTGGTGGCGGCGGTGCCGCTAATAATGGCAGCAAAACTTGTCGTGTCGATCAGTTCATTCACACCACGGATAAGGTCACGTGCAATGACTGCGTCGACATCGGGTCCGCCTTGAATCAGCAACAGCTTACTGTACGTCGATTTGTTCGAGACACGCGTTGGAGTCAGCGTCAACGTATCCATCTCCATACCGCTGGCTGCGTTGGCATCAACTTCGCCTTCAATAGCCGCACCAGCTTTAACGCTAACGCGCGGGAACTGGAGGTTGCCAGTAGCACCGTTGATTACCGTAGTACCGACCTGCTGAATCAGTGCAGGAGCACGCAGCGCCTCGATAGCGTTGCCTACGTTGGTAGGAACAAAGCCGGAACCGTCACCGCTGCCAGTAGCTTGAAAATCGTCAGCAGATCCCGCACGCAACGCGATACCAGGAATACCGATATTACCGTTGGCGCTGATGCCAGCAAGAGCGGCCTCACGGCTGTACTCCTGCGCCCACTCCAGCTCCGGACCGTTCAGCATCCGACCTTCAGCCACGTTCAAAATAGCACGCTGCAAACTGAACTTGCTGTTCACTTTGTTTACCTCGCGCTGTTCGCTCTGACTGGAAACGTTGCTGACACGTGCCATGCGTGCGGCGGCGTCAGCTTCCTGACGCTTCAACTCAATCTTCTTATCGAGCTTGGCAAGCTCGTCGACCATATTCCGCGCAACAATCATGTCGTTGTCGCTGATCTCTTCGACGCTTTCCTCAAGTTTGGCCACAAAATCAGTGTGCTCTTGCGACTTCTGCTTGCGCAAAGCCTGGAGATCCTCAAGCGTGTATTTACGCATTGTCTCTTGTTTTTCTTCTTGCTTACGAGCCACAACCGTAGTGGCCTGATACGCTGGGTAAGTTACAGGAGAAACATCAAACAATTGCCCCACTTTCTCAATCACCATTACTCCTTCTTCAAAGCGCCGCTGCTCAATATTGAAAGCGAAACTGGACTGGGAAACGTCGCCCCTTTTGACCATGGCGTACAGGTCACGACCAGCTTGCGTATCGATGACTTCGGCACGATAGTACAGCCCGTTGTCATCTAGTGACAATTTCAGTGTTCCGTTGGTAGTCCGAGCAAAAGGTGTATTAGAGTCATGATTGAACAACAGCCGGACGTCATCATCTAGGCGGCCTTCAAATGCTCCGCGCTCGATGCGCTCCCGCTGACCAGCTACCACCGTCTCTTCGTCGTAAAGAGCGGCATAGCCTTCTAACGTCATTGGCTTCTTACCCGCACGCAGTTCTGCGGTGCGCTTCATTACTTCAGTTTTCTGTTCCTCCATCTGTAGAAATTTTGTCGCTGTATGCCTGGAGGCGGTCCAGCGCAATTTGATTCACTTGTACCGTGTGCGTGTCGCCGCCTTCAACGGGGTTCATATCCTCGCGCTTACGGACTTCGTTGATGCTCATTACCCCAGACTGCAACATTTCCTTATAGAACTGCGCACGGCTGTTATTGTCGGCTCGGTACATCGCGTCCATATCTAGACGGATGTAATGGTCTAGGACGTCAGTACCGACTATCAGCTTGCGATCAAGCTCCTGCTCGATACGCTTGACCCACGGCAACAAGGTATGCTGCCTGAACATCAGGTTCTGCTGTTCGACATTGTTGTACGTGGTCTGGCTTTCTAGCTGAATTAGCGCGGGAGGCACACTGAAGATCCGGCAGATTTCCTCCGCCTGAAATTTGCGCGTCTCAATGAATTGCGCTTCTTCCGGTGGTATACCGATACGGTTGTACCTAAAGCCGAAAGGCAGAAGCTTAGTTCCTGCGTTGCTGGAACTGCTGTTCCATGACTGCTGAATGACTTCGATTTGCTCGTTCTTGAGCGGCTGCTCGCTACTCAGTACACCAGTCATCTGGCCGCCATTGCTGAAATACTGCATCCCGTATTCTTCAGCAGCTTTAGCTAGTCCAATATTCTGAGCATGCAAGCGGATCGGGCTCATGCGGTCCAGGTTGCAGATCACCAGCATTTCCATATCTCGCAGGATGCGGCCGCCTTGAAGCTCGTAGGCGCTGAACGATTCGTTCAATGGCCGCACCTCAGCGTAATTCAACAGCCGGAATTCGACGGGCTGGCCTTGCTCTCTGACTATCTCAGCATAACCACAGCCGTACATACAAGCCTGTGCAATCAAACTCTCGAAAAACTCGTATGCAGTGCTGTATTCGGCTGGGTTGTTCAGTACGGCTTGCACATTGCTTTGTGGTACGTGCTCGCTTCCGTCAGCGTTGCGGCGCATGACTTGCATAGGCATCGCGGCCAGACTACTCGAAATCTTACTCACGCAAGCGTAGACCGCAGCGATTGCCATGCTGTTGGTCTCGTTCATTACGATGTTTCGGAAGCCGTAACCATTAATCCCCATCTGGGCGGCAATGGTGGTGCTGTCGTACTTCGCGACGCGTGCACGCTTGAATTGATCAAAGAATCGTTGCAGACGATTTGCCATGGTTGCAAGGTACTGAAAGAGCGACAGGCCGTCGCCCATCGCTCTAACTAAACCAAATATAAACCTGTCTCTTAGAGACTAATCACTTGCAAAAGCGGCTCCGCCTCTTGTGCATTGTTAAAGTAACACCCCATAGCCATAATGCTGGCAACGATGCCGTCCACTTTTTGACTTTCGCTGTTCTTCTTTTTCGTCACCTTGATGTTGTCGGCTTCGTCGCGTGCTAGGTGCACACAACCGATTTGCCAGCGCAACACATCGTGGCCGCCATGCTTGACCTTGCCTTCGCACATCAGCAGTTCAAACTGCTTCGTGGGATAGCTCATGCTGGCGTAACCTTGACCGAATGGCTGACAGTCGATGCCGTCGAGGAACGGCACCACCAGGTGCGCAATGTATC